TGATGACGCAATCGAACCAGTTGAGTTTACTGCAGACGATACTATTGATATTCATGTACAAGTTGCTCCTGCTACAGGTGCTGCTGGTACAATTACAGTCACAGGTTATTTTAGCTAGACAATAGCATAAAGATAACTTAGACTATTAGGAGTTGATTTTCTCCTAGTATCAATGAAGTGTAAAAAGGGCTTACTTTTGTAGGCCCTTTTTCTTTTTGTACAAACGATCGCCCAGGGTGTATATGTGTGTGTATTCACTGTCCTGCACAATAAGTTCAAAACCATTGAACTCTAGTATTTCTACTTGAGTTTCTTTTTCCAAATAGTTTTTTAGTTGGGTTAGACTGGACCATTCTTTGGCTAGCAAAGGGTCTTCATCAACCTGTTTGGGGGTGGGGGGTGTAGCTTCGAGAACATCGCCTATAAATTTCTTAACTATATGATTAAGGTCAGCACGAGTTATCATGCGTTTTTTGTTATAGAACTTTTGTCCAAGGTTTATTCGTTCGTCGTTTGTTAGTTCAATTGATATGTTGGTTTTCATATTCGGTTTTTGATTATACGCATAGCATGTTCTAGTTTAGCAAACTGCTTTTTAGCTTTTGCTAACTTTTCTTTATCACCAGTATCTAACTTATCGTCAGCCATATCTTGTATAAATGTTTCTACAATTTTCACAGCTTCTGATATAGATGTTATTGTTTCACTCAAAGTTTACCTCTTCGTTTTAGTGCAACATGAATGCGTTGCAGTTGTTCTGGTGTAAGTGTTCCGTTTGGTTTACTTGTTGTCATATTAATTCCACTTCAAAAGTATATTGTATGCCAGACATGTAACATGCAGTACACATAGCTACAACAACAAAAAGTTGTATATAAAATAATTTTCTTAAATTGTTCATATTGCAGTCTCCGGATTCATTAACTTGTGCAAATCAATATGTTTTCTCTGCTCCGGTGTAGCAGTTCTAGCTACCCAATGTGGTGGATACTGCATGCTAGATGAATTACTGTGGTGATCTTCATAATGATTTTTCTTTTGTATTGCACGAGTATAAGCTTTAAATACATCCTGCATATAAGGCTTGTCTTGTGTAATAAACTTTTGATAAGCCCTTGTAGCAGTTTGGTCGTATCCGTTTTCAGTTTTGTACTGGTCAGGCATACATAAAGGTAAATCTTGCAATACTTCCCAATTAGTATCTTTTTCAGTTGGAATATTAAGTGGCAAATCTTGTAAAGCACTTATTACACTTTCTGTTTTGTGAGCAGCGATACCACTTTCATCTGTAAATCGCCATCTATATTCTTGACAAAGTGTTAATGCATGCATCCACAACCACCAGTAATTCAGTGCATCTTGTCGAACCCATATAGTTGAAGGGTGATTTTCATATGCTTTTTTGTATAAACCTTTAGTATCTGCATTTGCATCACCATCAAGCACGCGATGTGCAGTCGATAACATTTGTGCAGATTCCACAATCATTTTTGGTATAAGTTTATCTGGTAACTCTAATGCAGCCATTCTTGGATCGTCGTTTACAGCAAATATATTCATACTTGTACTCCTAATAAATTAAGTTTAAATACAGATTCTTTTGGTACTGCAAACCATGCCCATGGTTTTACAGTATGTCCTGAAGCTTGGGCATCAATTACAGGCTTCGTAGAGCCTTCAAGCCAACGTCCTGTACCGTAGCCCCAAGTACTACCGTTGTTTCGCATATATTGAATATTTCGTTCAAAAACTGAACGAGCTCTGTTAGGTATTATTTGTTTCCATGCGTCGTTATAGTAACGATCAACAATAAGATTACCAGCACGTGGTGAAAAGCCAGTGACTTTACAACGAATGTAACCTTGTTGGTATTCAGCGACTAACCAGTCGCCTTCGTTGAATATTTGTTCTGCTTTTACACCCTCAGGTAATTCCAACCAACTTTGTTTAGGGCTAATAGTGTGGAAAGTAGTACCTGTTACTTGGTCTTCAACAGTGTTAGGACCAAACAAAAATCCGTTTCTTTGATACGGCACGTTGTTTGCATCACACCATCTTGAAGTTGCATTGTTATATCGATGATGATTTTTGCTCATTTGTTATCCTCATCATCAGAAAGAATGACTAAATGTTTTTTCATCCAATCTTCATTGATGCCTTCTTTTTTCAATTTATCTTTTAGTTTTGTTTCAAATGTTTTATTAGCTTTTTTGCTCATGATTTTCTCCTTCATGGTTATAGGTTTCAATTAGTCTTGCTAAATACCATTGGGCTTTTTGCAAGTCTTCTTTTTGGTTCTTGTATTCATAACGCCATATGTATTTTATGATGTTACCTTTCAAGTAGCCTTGGAACTGTCGAGTGGTCATAGAAGCTTGAATAGCTTGTATGCACTCAATATCTCCAGTGTTGTAATGTGGGGGTTGGTTTACATTATCCATAATTACTCCTTAATTGGTTCGCAACAGTTAGCGTGGTCTCTGACCCGCTTAGAATCATAAGTATAAACTTAAAGTTTCGTTGAGTATATCAACGCTCATTTTGCATCGATTCTTAGGAAGTCGTCTGCCTCTCTCGGACCTCTAGGGCACTGGGTTCCACAGGTGGTTGTATCAACTAACTGTTACGATATTTCTTTTTCAAGAAATCGCGGTTGGACTCTTCGTACGACTGAAAAGTAGGATGAACTTCCATGCCATAAGCACGTCGTTCAGAGCAATTCTTCTTATACATACGAAGAGCAAATTCCTTATAATCCGTAATGTTCGCAAAATGCTTCATACATTTCCTCAACTATTGGTATATCTAATTCGAACATTGTATCAATAGTTGCAGGGCTAGGTATAGTATCAGGGCTTTCGTACATGCCAGGTTTTGCTTTATTTTTCAACCAATCTCTAAAAGTTTCAAAAAAGAAAAGATAAGAAATTTCATCCATAGTGGCATCATCTTCAAGCATATGTACAAGAGCTTTTCTTTTTATTTGTTTTACAGAGAAAGTGTCAAAGTATTCATTTAAAGAATCTTCTAACCAAGAACCATGCCACTGTTCCCATTCTTCTGCTTTTTGCTTTAGTTTCATTACAAACCTTGATCTTCAGAGTATTGATTGTGCTTACGCCAATCTGGTTGTTTTGTTTCCCATTTCAACTTTGGCACAGAAAAGTTGAACCCAAGTGCTTTTTTGTTTATGGATTCAACCTTTAGTTTTTCATGTACCATAGTCTTACGCATAAGAAATAATACAAGAGAAGCAGTAAGACCGCCAACCATAGCAGCAGTCATACCGCTGAAAGTACCATAGAAAGCAACCATAAGTGTTGCAGTAATCAGTACATCAGCAAAGATGTCATGTCCAATAGTCTTACGACCACCAGCTTTAAGCGCTAGCAAAAGCAGACCTAGCGCGCTGAATATTCCGATAGTTAGCATTGTTGCGTTGCCTCCACATAATATAGGCCATGTAGCCAAATTGAATTAGTTCGATAAGTATCCACAAAGCTGTGGTAATACTTGACAATATACTAGGCATAGTTGTACCTCAATATGTAAAACATGCCAGCTAGCACTAGAGCTAGTAGCATGAAAGTTAGAATATGTTGTAGCACGATAGCAATTGCAAATGTGCCAAGAAGAACTACAACTCCATTTTTTGCGTATTTCTTCATACGTTTAATTGACTTCGATAATTTCACCGTAAGGCGCCTCCGTAGCTGAGTTAGTTATCCAAACAACTGGAAAGTGTGGTTTGCTTCCAAAATCGTTTGACTCCAAGTCTGTGAGATAAATAAGGCAAGAGACACTTGGATATTTCTCTGCCATTTCTGCAACAGCTGGACCAAATCTGGTACCACCTCGACCTTGCATTGTGACTTTCAAAGGCATTGACTCACGAGTAAATGATTGTTCATCAGTTACATGCGTATCTGCTTGCATAAAGCGAACATTTTCTACATTAGCATCAACTAACATAGAAGATATCTCGCCTAAATCTTGATTGAGTTCTTCATCAGTACGAGAACCAGAAGTGTCAACAATGACACCAATCTCTTCAATACATGGTGAATACAAACTAGGCAGATACAAACCACCAGCAACAAACCTACGATTAGGTTTTTGCCAACTGTAATCTGACTTGTTGTTACTTTTCAAGAATCGTGCAAGCTTTTGTTTCCAATTAACTTTAGGTGACACAATGTCATCGACAAGCTTAGACAAACTACCTGGTAGCTTACCTTGTGCTTTAGCAGTCTCAGCAGCTTGTTGCACTGCAACTCGCATATCTGCTTCATGTTTACTTTGTGCACCATTATCTGTTAAGGATGGATTAGGTTGAACACAAGTACCGTCAAAGTCAGACATATTGCCAGGCAATGCATCTCGACCGCCATTCTGTTGCAGAGTGGTGTAAATCTCATCTGCAGTCATATCACGATACTTTTCATCAAGTAGTCCACCTTCGGGCAATATCATGCCCGAATCAGTAACGACTAGATTAATTACATAGTCGCCAGCTACATTCCAAAGGTATGGATCACGCTCGCCAATACGAAGTACATGCATGTAAACACAATGCATAACTTCGTGAGCAAGCAAACCAACTCTTTGCTCAGCTGTACACTTGAGAAAGAATGTGGGATTGATTAGTAGCTTTTCGCCATTCGTTCCTGCCGTTGGAATGTCTTCGGTAAACTCTGCCCCCAATCGAAGGCAGAGCGTACCGAAGAATGGTTGTTTCAACAACAACGAAGAACGAGCTCGAGTAAAAGCTGTTTTAATATCTTCCATTAGTCATCATCTCCTAGTAATGTTGAACCAAGAATCACAGCGTTAAAGTCACCAGCATGTTGTTCAACAAAACCTTTGTCTTGCTGTGCTTTTGCTTTACGCACGTTTTTCTTGTGAATAGTTACCATTTTTTCTGGATCAACTTTTTGCACCATAGCTGCCAAAGCACCACCGGGCCATGCTTTCAGTGCTTGATTAAGCGTTTGAAAACGAAGCAACATCTTAGCAAACTTAGCAATTTCATTTTGTTTGTTGATGTCGTACATGTGCCTTTCTTTAGATATCTCAAGAGCTTTTATAACTGCTTCGTCTTGAGGTGCTTTGTAAAGGTTGAAAGGTATTTGACTTCGATAAGAATTACCTTTTATCAACGGTTGTTCTACTGAAAGAGGCATGTTTGCATTGTGCAACTCTGGTGTATCAATTCTACACTCATACTCTTTAACCCAATTTTGCAACTCCCAAGGTAAATCATCATAAGCTGAATCTCTATCTTTTTGGTCATAACATTTTGTTTCAAATGCTACATGCAACTCATTGTCTTTGATAAAGAATGATTCTTCGCTATCTTGGTCAAGGTCAAAGAACTCTACATCATTAAGCCTTGCTGCATCTCTAACTCTGTCAACAATAGGTTTGACATAAGTGTCATAAATAGCATCGCCTAGAGACGCAGGATACTCTGGTTTTGGTTTAGTATTCTGATAGCTCTTTTGATACTCTTTGCAGAGATCAGCAGTGAGTTTGTTTGACATACGAACTGTAGCCATAATTTTCTCCGTTGTTACAGTACAACATCTGCGTTCACACGAACCCAGTCTTGTATTGTAGGTTGATTAAATAATGCTTTGTCAATCGCAAGAATGCTTTTGACCAAAACGACCTGAAACTCGGTAGGTATCTTTTTACCAAGCTTCATAATGTTTTCTAGTTTGGCTGGTTCCGCTCTAGAAGCCACTGCACCTGTAAGCGCATACAATACTGCCGGATCCTCCGATGGCATGTATGAACTAGGATTAGCAATCAAGTTATCAATATCTGGTAACTTGTCTGCAATTTTTGCAAACGCAAGAAATTCTCCAGCAGGACCAGTGCCTACAGCACCAGCAATACCAAAGAATAATCTTGAATCATCCATGTTTTTCGTTAGTCTCAAACGCTTGTCGACGAATGACCAGCTTCGAGGAGTAGGAAAAGCATACTCATCAGCTTTGAAACTGTACAAAAGGTTAGGACGGTAACGCATAAAAGAAACTAAAGTAGTATTTACTTCATTCTTTATTGCCCACTCGCACCAAGCATCCAAGCTAGGTTCGAGTTCGTAATGCATCAGTCTGTTTCTTACAGGTGAGGGCATTTGGTAGACCGAGGCACCGTCAGTTAGACGATTACCAGCGGCAAGACATGACCAACCATCAGGCATTTTGTAATTACCAACCTGACGAGTTAGTAGAAGTTGTAGAAACGCATTCTGTGTAGCAGGTGGCGCAGTTGGTAGTTCGTCAATCATGAACAAACCACGAGGGCCATGCGTTTCTTCGGTAGGAAAAATATCTGGTGGAGCCCATGAGGTCATCGCACCATATGTTTCGTTGTCAATGACTCGTGGTATACCACGAACATCGACAGGGTCGAATAGATTGGCACGAAAATCAAGCAAGGGTATGCTGAGTTCGTCTGCCACCTGTTGTGGTATCTCTGATTTACCAATACCGGGTCCGCCCCATATCATTGTATTAAGTCCGATACGCATGTTGTCGCGTATCTCCTGTTTAAGATCCGTTGCTGTAACGGTCTGCATTGTTGTTGTATCTGACATAGTACTCCTCTTATCAAATAGTTATATTTCAATGGGCTCAATGTCACGAATCTTTACTTGTTCGTTTCGTATCATTTCACCCAACCTTTGGGTTGCAAGCTTTTTGTAATCCACTTGCTCATCTACTGGGAATGGAGCATCAAACTCCACTACAATAGTATTGTGTGAAAAAGCGTCTACAAAAGTAGCTCGAAATAATCTAGTAGCCATATGACCTCCATATTTACTAAATACACCTAGAAAACTAGGTAATAATTTTTGTATAACTCGCATATTTTACTCCTGCATATACATACTCTCTGCGAACGTGCGAGCGTTGTAGCTCGCACGAGCAAAAACATTTAAATTTAAAAAAACTAACTTGTCGTACAAGATTAAGCAAAAGATACGCCGTGTCGGTCGGCGTATTTTTGCGAGGTTTCTGTACCAAGAACATAGTAGGCGAAGGTACAAACCGCCGTAGGCGGGCCGACGGCACGCACGCAGTGCGGTGCCCAAAGGCGGCCGGAGGCGTCAAGGCGATGTAGCTGACAAAGCGAAGCTTTGGCGCGGGCATCGCCGAGATTTAGTTTGTACGAGCACGTACGCACAAAAAAACTATTTCTTTTCGTGTCGGGTAATCGACTGGCCGTTAGCACAGTAAACAACTTGTTGAGACAAAGTCTTACCATTGACTATAGTTGATGAGATAACCTTGCGGTCACCAGTTCTTGCGCCTTTAGAAAAAGGTCTTGGTAGATTGCTACGATGCATATCTTCTCCTATATTAATTAATGCGAAGTCTAAGTAGTTATGAAAAGGTTTATTTTGAACCTACTCGGCCCGCTACTTAAACTTCGACTTGATTGGGAAAACTGGGCCGAATTCTGTGCCTAGCTAAAGTTTAAGATTAACAAACGTAACTATAGCTAGGACTTTGTACGCTTACGCGTTATCAAACATAGTTTGCATATGCTTTTTGGTCTCACCATTAAGTTTTTGTGAGGTTTTTCCAGAAGTATCTGCATACTGTTTGAAATTCCATTCAGCAAGTCTTTGCAATCTTTGCTCAACTGCTGATTGAACTCTTGTTTTTTGAATTGAAACTTCTTTCAAGCCAAACGAATGGTCTAGTGACTCAAGAGCCTTAGACATCATTCTTGCCTTACGACCAAGATCAAACATCTTTTGTTCACGCTCGACCAACCAGTCAGGGATTTCATCGCCTGCTTTAGCCATAGCTGTTTGATAGTCATAAGAGATGCTTGCAAACTCTGCCCATGTTCTGGTGCATAGTTGCAAGAACGACAAGCCAGTTGACTGTGGGTCAACGATAGTCAGTTCTTGAATACCAACAACAATGTTGTTGACTGATTCTTCAAACTGAGCTACTTGCTCATCTACTGGTGCATAGCCTTCTTTTTCACTGAAGACTGGTTGAGTACCAATCTTTTGGTCAAAGATAGCCATGATTGAAGCAACCACATCATTTTTGAATGTTGGGTTGCCATAGTCATCAAGCCTGTAATTCACATGGAAAAAGTCAGGCAAGCTGATTGATGCTTTCACAGAACGATGTTCTGCACCTTCAGAATCTGCAATGGTGTCTTCTGTGTAGTCACTCATGTCAGACTCAGTTTTAGGCAAGAGTTCTTTAGTCTCTTGCTCACTTGGGTCAAAATATTCACTCATATAAACTCCTATATATAATAAAGTGATTTATAAAACGCATTTACCTTCATAAATGCAACCTATGAATAGCTGTCGTAATTAACTAACTATTCTTTTTGAGCTAGCTTTCATACGAGCTAACTCTTCGTTGATTTTGTATCTGATGTCATGTTCAGACTCTGTAAACTTATCTACAGTCTTCATTTCATCTAGATGTTTCATCAATTCATTCATAATGTACTCCTAATAAATACTGTAATTTATCTAGTTTTACCGAAAGCGAGGCGGTAGCCGAGCTTTTGGCGTTGTTTGTGGTACACCCTGGTACACCCTAAGTTATTGATTTTATTGAATTATGACGTTAGGGTGTACCATTACCAAAAAGCAGGTGGTACACCTGCAGGCCCCGCGTTAGCAGGGTTTCGTGGTAGGTGTACCATTTGTACCGGTTATATTGTTGTTTAAACAAAGATTCTATAACTACGGTCTACGGTCTATTACTAAAGCTAACGCAAAACCTGTGGTACACCTGGTACACTTAGCGCTTTTTTGAAAAAAGCTGAGCAAAAATAAGGGTTTCCGGTGTACCGGTACGCTGTAAAACAGCTGGTACACTGCTGGTACACCCGGTACACCCCGGACATTCGTCAGAGACTCATAGACAGTGGTCCACTACTCGTGAAGTCCACATCACTTACGTGATGATAGTAGTCTATAGGCCTGATGATAGTAGTTGGCACACTGAGACCCATGGTCAACGAGGAGGAACGACGAGGGACCATGGTAAAAAGCCACGAACTTGTTCGTGTCATAGTCCAATCGAGCGAAGCGTTAGCGAGCGAGATCAAAGAAAAGCCACGAGCCACGAACTTGTTCGTGATTAGCGAGTGACCAAGTCTTTTATTTAAAATAATATCTCCGTCATTTCTAACTACTCCTCCGCCAGAATTTAATTTGTCATCTTTAAGATTGTGAGTATGGAACGAATGAACGAACTCATAACAACCCGACCGCCAGGACTTTCACCCATGCATCAAGGATATAATCGTTTTAAGAGTTAGAAATGAGGAGGGGCGAAACTATATGTTCCGCCCCAAGGGGAGATATTATTTATCGTCGTCTAGAAAAGACTTGAAATCATAATTGATTCGAAGCCAAGTGTATATGAGCATACACTGGGCTGAGATGGTTGTAATAAAGAACATACAACCAAGAGTATAGAATAATTCAGTCATGTTCTCATCTCCTCAGGGTGAAACAGTTCATGGAACTCAGCCTGAAAGTCACCGAACTCTTTGTGTTCGTTGCCAGGTTTTTGTTTCCAATTAGCGAACTGCGTTTCCATTTCTTGACGAGCCATGGCTAGAAGGTCTTCTTCTGTTGGGACGCTACTGTTCTGTGTAACAGTAGCGTCTTTCTCTTCATCTTTGGAGAGAGAGGATAGTTTCTGACCTTCATCGATACCTTCGACGATATCATCAAGTATTTGTTTACCGACACCAAGTCCATAACCAACACCGATGAGACCAAGCTTAGTACCTTTGTAAGCTACACCGATAACGCCTTTGAAGGCGTCGCCAGTTAGATTTAAGAAAGATTTAGGATTGCTCATTAGAATCTCCATTGTTATCAAATATGTAAAGAGTCTCGATATCACCATTGGAATCGACACGAGGAGCGAAGTCCACATGTATATTGATTCCTTTGTCAGTCTTGACTGCTCTACCAATTGCGAGCCAGCGATTCTTAGTCTCTAGCTCCCCTGTGTCGCTGTTTTTTTGTTGAAAGGTACGACGAACCTTCAATTGATTTACTTTTGACATTTGTTTTTTCTCCAAAGTAAAGTTGAAATTAGCTAGGTATTGCTACCTAACACCTATTTGAATTTATCTAGCTTTCACGAGCGAGTCGGTAGACGAGCCCGTGATTACTAGTTTGATGATAGTTACGAGGAATGCTTGACATCATTTAAGACATCTTTTAACTCACCAAGTTTTTCCACTTGATGGTTAAGCATAGCTTCGAAGACTGCTTCAGCTACTTTGTTCTTACGAATTAAAGTAGCTACTTCTTCTGCTTCATCTAATAAGACAGCAGTTTGTGGATACAAAACAAATAATTTAATTTGTTTGAATTGTTTAGTAGTTATCATATCTCACCTTTGTGATTACAGGTCTAAGTTAATTCTCAAACCTTACTGATGTTTATCTAGATTTCTCTACGGAGCGCAACGGAGTGAAGCGGAGTACAGACGAAGCGAGACGGTAGGCGAGCGTAGTCAAACTAAAACCTGACAAGGTTCCAAAGGCAAAAAATCAAAAACAAGGTTCCAAATCGGGAATCGGGGAAGGGGCGTGGCTAGAACTGATGATAGTAGACGGTGAGTGAGCAATATAGAATAATATTTTTTTGAAAAAATTTTACCAAAAAAATTTTCTAGCAAAAATTTATGCTACAGTGAGCAAGCATGAGTACGAGGAAATGTACTTCTTGCAAGAAGGAGTTGCCTTTAGAAGAATTTGTGGCAAAAAATGACCGCGGCACAGTTCATTCTAGAAAGTGTAAACCTTGCACTTATGCAGTAAGACAAAAGAACGCTAGCGCAACACCACAAAACTATTTGACCCGTTTGTTTGGTCAACTTAAACATGCAAGAACTAAAAAAGAAAAATCAAAAATTAAATGGGAGATTGAATTAGAGCATGTTTTGGAACTGTGGGATCAACAAGAAGGTAAGTGCGCATTGACTGGTTTGTTCATGACATACCATAAAGATGGTAGTGGTAGGAGAGATTTGAATGCTTCTATTGATCGAATAGATCCAGACCTCGATTATTTAGCTAACAATATTCAGTTAGTTTGTGCCCGAGCTAATGCTATGAAACACATATTAAAAGAAGATGAG